CCATAGGTACCGTTATCACTACCGGTTGTTAATGCTCTTGAACCTGCAGATGCATCGTTTAAGAATATTGTCAATGTACCGCTATCACCAGGACCTGAATCAGGTATGGTGGATGTTACATAAGCGGCCGCTCTTCTAGCTGCAATCGTTGTACCAGCAGCAACCGTTGTATTAGCAGATGTATTATAGAATTGCGCAAACCCTGTAGCCATTCTACTTGAAGTAGTAGCAGAGCTCATTGTTAGAGTATTACTACCAGAAGGAAATGCAGGCGGAGATGCAGGAACTAATTTACCAAGTACCTGATTTAATTGCGCTATACTATTAGACAATGTTGATCCCGTTGTTAATGCTACAGCATTACTAATTAAATTACCCTGTGTGGCAGTACCTACAGGTATATCAGAACCTGCTATACTGGCCGAGAAATCAACTCCAGATTCATTAATTGTAAATGTGTTACCAGAGCGAGTAAACGAACCAATGGTACCGGCATTACCTCCCCCGCCGCCGCCAGCTGTAGCAACCGTATACACATTAGATACTCTACCGTAAACGTCGACGGTAATTATTGGTGTATAGGTGGTATTACCGTATGTACCAGCAACAACACTGGTATAAGCATTTGCAGCAAGTAGGTCAGTTTGGAAAGCACCAAGACCAGAGATACCTGTTGATACAGGCAAGCCAACACCATTAGTTAAATTAACGTAATTAGGTGTTCCTAAATTTGATGCATTAAAAGATAAAGCGGTATTAGATACCGATGTAACTCTACCAAACTGATCAACGGTGACCGATGGTATGCTTGTTGCATTTCCATATGTACCGGCTGTAACACCTGAGTTTCCAAGACCAAGGGTTATATTAGCATTTTCACTTGCTGTTAAAACATTAATCGTACCACCCATACCGCTATGGTACTGACAGACATAGTATAATGTAGCAGGAGCATCTGCGGGGACAACAAATGTAATAGTCCCAACATCTACTCCATTATTTGTTACACCTGCGTTGTATAGGTTACCTGAACTATATGCCCCTGATACAGTCTGAATCCAGAATGGATGACCAGAAGCTGAAACATTAAAAGTATATGTAAACCCTCTATACAGGGTAAGGGTTGGATTATTAGAGCCGTTAACTACGTAGTTGCTTGCCCCATTATTAGTTACTGTATACGTGTCTCCAAGAAGTATTAACCCTGTACCTGCTGCTACATTACCAACATAATTTCCAGTTGTATCTGTACCTAATGCTACTGAGTTAGCTGCAATTGTTGCTGTTAACGTTACATTACCTGAGCCATTGAAGGATACATTACCTGTAAGGTCCCCAGCAAGCCCGATGTCTCTTGCAGTAGTTAACGTATTGGCAGTATTAGCAATTGTAGCCGAATTGGCTTGACCGTATAATGATGCAGTTATAATACTTGCAGAGAAGTTTCCTGAACCATCTCTTTTGACCAAGTTACCAGCTGTATTATTGGCGGTAGCACCATCTACGATATCTGTATAGTACTTACCACCAACCTTATGAATCGAAGGGGATGCATTAGCGTTTACAGATTCAATGTAAAGTATGGCTCCTGCGCCATCGGAAGATGCATCTTGTGAATAAGCTAATTCTGCTTCTGCAAGATCACTTACGGTTGGAGCGGCAATATTAGCCGTTCGCTTTATCTGAATAATTGTTCCGGTAGCCATGCTATCCTCTTATTGTTATTTTAATAGCGCCCGCCATCTACAGAAACAACTGCTGATGTTACCGCCTGGGCTACCCATTTATTTGTATCGGAATCATAAACTAAAGTAAACCCGTCTTGCACAGAAGAGGTATTAACATCACCAAGAGACGTCAATGTGCCCCCGGTTGATTTTCTTACAATTAAACTTGATGGAGAGGTACCACCTTGGTTCATCGCAATGGAAGAAGAGTTAACAGGTGAACCAATTGATACAGAACTAACTGTGGCTGCCGGTTGAATGACGATCGATTGACTGGTAGATGGTCTTATTGTTACTGCCATTATTTAGTCGCCTCTGGGTACACTGTTACAATACCTTCCACTACCCTCTCTACTGTCAATGTGTTGGAGTTAACCAATTCGAGATCATAAACGTAGCGCCCAGCCTTGATGTTGGCTGATTGCGCAGCGGTAAAGTTGAGGGTGATTTCCCCGTTAGCAGGGTTTGTGATTACTACTGTAAAGGCAGTATTGGAAGATGAATAGTAAGACCGTCTCATCTGAGAACGACCTGTATAGCCGGTTAGATTCCTGGCCGAACCCGTATCATCGTTAACTGCAATAGAAACCGAGTACGTTGTTCCCTGATCTATAGTAAGATTGGAGATACTTGCCATTTTTTTCCTCAATATTTATCGTATATTTATAAAAAAAGGGCCCTAAGGCCCTTTGGTATCGTGTAGATAATATTACTTAAGTTTATGTATTTTAAGTACGAATAGCCACTGTATGTTGTGCGCCAGGGGTTGTTAGGTTTGTCCAATTGGTATCACTTCCAACAACTGTTGGGTCAGACTGACCTATATAGGTTGCATTATTAAGACCAAGTTGACCGTGTGTATTACTTCCCCACCCATATAAGTTACCACTGGAAGTGCGTCCAATGTTCCATCTTGCAGCGCCATTTTTCGTAGGCTCAGCATGCGTCCAGTTAGTTAAAGCACCAATTTGTTTTGGTGCAGCATCGTACTCACCGGTAATCCACAATGTTCCATTAGTTTTAATTGCCAAATGACTATTATAGCCAGCAGCGACTTTAAGCCAATTGGTATCTGAACCAATTTGTACCGGGCTTGATCTATGTAAAGATGCATTCCCAATACCTGCTACTTGGTATTTATTATTTCTACCCCATGCCCACAAAGTACCGTCAGTTTTAACAGCAGCCATCCAATATGTACCAGCCGCTACATTTTTCCAATTGGTTAATGCCCCAACTTGTAATGGGGTGTTTGATGTATCATTGCTGCCCCCTCTTCCCTGTCCGCCAAAACTACCTTGACCCCAGGTATATAATGTTCCACCGGTCTTAATAGCACCCATATTATAAAAACCGCCATCTGAAGTTGCCCAATCAGTATCAGAACCAATTTGCACCGGAGAAGATCTACTTGTATAAGTTCCATCACCTAATTGACCACTACCATTGAATCCTCCTAATGACCACAAAGTTCCATTGGTTTTATGAGCAAGACCGCTGTAAAACCCTGTTACTCTTAACCAGTTTGTATCACCACCAACTTGTGTTGGGCTACTTCTTCTGTCCGCAGATGGAATATTTAAGCCCAACTTTCCATATTCATTTTGACCCCATGACCACAAAGTTCCAGTGGTTCTGACAGCAAAGCTGCTGTATCTACCTGCTTTTGCAGATTTCCAATTCGTGTCAGAGCCAACTTGTATGGGGCTAGAGGTGCCAGTTGTAAAGCCAAAGTAGGTTGAAGTATTATTACCAAGTTGACCATGAACGTTTCTTCCCCATGACCAGAGAGCACCTGATACAATAGGTGTTACACTGTTACTTGAAGCGCTGGCAGCGCTGGTGCCTGCAGAATTGGTAGCTGTTACAGTAAATGTATAAGCAGTATCAGTTGCCAAACCAGATACTGTAATAGTTCCTGACCCTGATTGACTTAATGTACCAGTAATACCACTAGGTGAAGAGGTAGCAGTGTAGCTTGTAATAGTTAAACCACCATTGTCTGCAGGTGCAGTAAAATCTACAGTAGCTGATGTTGCAGTTACAGCAGTTGCTGTACCAATAGTTGGTGCTCCTGCAACAAGGCCTGCTACTGCAGCTGTGGCATTTGAGTTAGCAGAGACAGCCGCTACAACGTTGGTGGCAGTTACCACACATCGAATTGCATTTCCAACGTCTGCAGATACTAATACGTATGTACTGGATGTTGCACCGCCAATATTAGACCCTGCCCGCTGCCATTGATATGCAAATGTGGGATCTGGCTTACCTGTCCAGGTACCAGTAGTAGAGGACAAAGTCTGACCCCTTGTTGCAGTACCAGATACAACTGGTGCTACCGTGTTAACTGGGGCCGAACTGTACGTGCCCCCTGCAATCATTGATAATATTCCTGACATATTAGGTCAATCCTGTACCAGTAATAATCCATGAGGTGGATGTTATTTTAAGTGCGTTTGCAAGACCGTATTGAGCAAGCGATCTACTTCCTGTGGTACCCTGGCCACCAAGATACATTGTATCAGAGGTAATAGCAATTGTTACTACCTGGGATGTCATATTTGCAAATGCAATCACAGTACCAATTGGGTATGCAACCGATGCATTTGCCGCAATTGTAAATGTTCTTGCATTAGCGTCAGATGCCGGGTGAAAAATAACTTTCCCGGCATCTGCTAAAACTGTGGTGTAGGCAGCCGATTGGCTGTTTTGAGGTACGTTTCTAAATCCAACTGCATCTGTACCATCAACTGTGGTACTTGTACCCATTGTTACTGATGTCAAGTTCCTTGAATCATCAATAACGGTTGTTCCGCTTACTTTAATTGCCATCTTCGTTCCTTTTTATTTTTGTTAACTCGGCATTATTATTTATGTTATGCTACCAGATACTAATGCAACTGTAGAAGTAATAAACACAATGGTTGCAATCCCACGGGTAGAAAGGTCGAATGTGCTTACATCGGTATCAAACCCACTCTTATATACGGTTGTAATTGCCTCGACATTACATGTAATTGTGTTAGCAGTATTATTAAATATTGAGAATGCGTCTCCAGCAGCAAAAACACTTGCTGTAAGGGAAATGTTTCCTCCAGAACCTAGAATAAGAATTTTACCTGCGTCACTTGCGACTGGATTGTATACAGAGGTTATAGTACTAGAAGCCGGTATATTTTTGTATCCGACAGGGTTGGTACCATCAGCTGTACAAGAAATAAGGTTGCCAGAAGCCGGAATTCCAAGTGCTGGTGCTACTAAAGTAATATTACTTAATGTACCCGTAGCGTTTGTTAAAACAATAGCAGACGGGGTACCTAAAGCTGGTGTCGTTAAAGTAGGGCTTGTTAAAGTCTTATTAGTTAAAGTCTGAGTACCGGTTAACGTAACTGCAGTACCGCCGTTACCACCAAGCTGGGTATATACTTCCCACGTGTTACCTGAATACACTAACTGTACGCTGATATCATTAATGTCGCAAATTAAATCTTCCGCTACATTGGCAATAGTAGAACCGTTTCGGCCAATAGTCAGAGCATTAGCACCAAAATCACCACCAGCATCAGCAACTACAACCTGGTTACCAACTGCAGGTGAGATAGGAAGGGTGATAGTAAATGCACCAGTAGCAGTATTAGCTAGAACACCTTCGTTATTATTAATTGTGTAATTGGCAGACTTAGCAACATATGAAAGACCGCTGGCAGGCAACGATGTACTCGCCCACACATTACCATTACTGGTCAATACATTACCGCTGGAACCAACTGCATATGTAATTGAGTTAATTGCAGACACCAGATTAGCATTGGCTGTCGTACTTAAATTAGACAGAACTCCTAACGTAATATTAATGTTAGAAAAGTTATTATCCACTTCCGAATTAGTCAGAGGCGTGCCTTTTACGGTAGCCCCGGTATGAGAAATCGAATTAGCGGTTCTTAAGAGTATCGTTGCCATGTAATTACCTTACAGTATTCTTTTGAATATTTATTGTTTATTTATCTGTCTTAGATTGACTGATTAAAGTACGAAGCATATCTTTAAGTTCACCAAGTTCTTGCTTCATACTAGACATTTCTTTTTCTAAACTTTCAGTAGAATTAGCTGTCTTTTGAGCCAATGTTCTCTGGTTAATATAATTCTGTCTAGATACTTGATCTACCACTAATATAGCTTTAGAATTAGGATCTCTGTACAGAGTAGGGTGATCCTTAACTTTTAATACTTGTTTAATCATTCTAAAGCAATAATTCTTAAGTCTTTAATCTTAGGGTAAGCGGCAATACTGGTAGATTTAAGTACGAATTTAAGTACGAAAGCATTAAAGGATGAAAGACTATCAACAAACTTTTCAATATCTACAAACTGACCGTCTACAGTATTTGTAATAGTGCCTAAAGATACTTGGGTATATTCTTTAGAATCAAATCCTGCCGCCTCATTGCCGCTCTGTAGTTTATAATATACTTCAATATCAGAACCAGAAGGTTTGCTGACAGCAAAGCGTACCAAAAGACCGGTAGCAGGGGTTGCTAGTTCAATTTTTCTAGTTACGTAGTTAGCATGCGTGCTACTTCCGGAAGCAGCTTCATCAGAAATATACCTGGGTCTGTATACTATAGTAATTGCATTACCCTGAGGTTCTACGTTTGCAGATGGTATATTAAAAAACTTACCATCGTTAGATACCGCAGTTAACCTGAATGTACCATTATTTGTTGGATCACCAGCATTTGTAATAGTAACAAAAGCCCCCGGCGCCATTGTCTTAACATTAGCCTGTTCTAAGGAACCGCCAATGGATACATTACCGGTTGCAGAGAAAGAGATACTAGTATTCGCACTTGCTATAGTAACTAAATCTACATTTAAGTTGTCTGCAGAAGAAGGTGAATTAATGTCTGGTGTTACAAACACTGCACTTGCAAATGAGGTATCAACCATAGGGGACACGTAAGGGTCACTTGATGCTAAGGTAACCCGGTAAGTAAAGCTTTCCGCCCCACTCATCGATGTGTTTCTATTCTTTGTGTCAACAAGAATTCTAGTATCAGAAAACTCTTTAGTGTCGGTACTGATATCTTCAAAATTACTCACGGTAAAGCTACTATCAGTTGTCTTTAATTTATAACCAATATTAGTTCTAGGAGGCGTCTCAGTACCAACAGATGGATAAACAGCAGCAAAAGGCAATAAGGTTGTAGTAGTGATACCTGATCTACCAAAACGACCACCGGTGACATTAGCCAGTACCATAGCATTTGCATTAACGTCAACTGTATAGCTGTCTAAGGTAATATTACTAACTTGTAAGTATGTATTTGCCAGCAATGTAACCGGGATACTATTAAAGGTAACTACATTAGATGTAGCATTAGTGGTGTAATTAAATTCACCTGTAAGGCCGTTAAACTTTACATATGCGCCAGAGGGAAACCCGTGCTTCTTGTGATTAACTCTAACCGTAGATACTCTGTTGAAAGACTGAAAAGGGTCATTTTCAAGCACCGTAATAAAAGGTGTCGATAATGTATTCTTTGCCATAACGAAATCTACAGTTGCAGTAGATGTTGTTACGTTAGCTCTATACAATTTAAATTTAATGTCTCTGGTCTGATCAATGGACCAGTTTACTCCATTGGTAGACATAAACATGACCCCATTATAAGGGTTTTTGGAGATAGTAGAACCAGTAGCCGTATCTTCACCGCCTATTTGGCCAACATAAACTCGATGTTTCTTTGTGTCAGATGACAACGCAAAACAATACTGACCGGAATCTAATCTAACCGGTACAGGAAATGTAAAAGAAGTTGCAATGTTAGCATTCGCCGAAGTTACAATACTACTGGCATCAACCACTACTACAGAATTAGTAATGACATTTGCGCTTGGTCTATCATTTTCTACTTTTCTTATCGACAATTCAACCGGAAGTTGAGAGTCTTTATCGCTAAAATATAAATCTACTTTAGTCAATAAAAGATTTCTATCAACAAAGAAAGACTGGGCCAGGGTATCCGTGTACCCGCTCAGGCCTATTCCGCTATCACCATTTAAACTTGTTGCCATTTATTAATCAGCCTTAAACTGTTATAGTTGTTGTACTACCTAGAAGCCCGCGACTTGCACCATCAGCAATAAAATTAGCTGATGCAGGTGCTTCAATTACTGCAAGTGTAATAGCTGCAGAATATGCTTCAATAGCTTTTTGTATACCTTCGTCTGTTACAGGGAAAGAACCATTCGCTACTCCTACATTCCAAAAATCCTGCATATCTTTATTAAGAGTTGCACCACCATGAATACTTTCATGAACTGCATCCGCTACAGCTGCTTTCGTACCTTCATATACTGGTATAACAACAGCATTCCAATACGGGTCTCCTACGGTAGTTTTTACATCCGCAATAAACAAGTCATTAGTGTTTGGATTTCTTACATCAAGAATATTAGTAGCTGTTTTATATGCTGCGGTATCAGAAGATTCAAATGCGTAAATGTCATTGGCCCCAGATCTATAACCTGTACCTGCAAGAGGAGCAGTTGCTAATTGGGTTTGGAATGTAGCTTCAGTAACCCCTGAATTAGCTAGCGAGGTTTTATAATAGTTCTCATAAGTTGTTCTATCTTCAGTACTTAAAGTCGTTATACTCACACCCTGCAAGAAAGCTGCTGCATGATCAGCAAAACCTGTTGTTGTTGTGGTAACTGTGGAGCTAATATTTTGAACAACAACTACAGTACCTGTATCCGTTGTTACGGTATTACCGCCTACGACTACAGTACCTGTACCTGTAGATATAACTGTTTCCCCTACGGTGGTGTTATCTCCTCCACCAGCAACAATAGTACCACCAACTACACTGATAGTAGCTGCAGAAGGGGTATACGTAGCAGTAGTAGATGGGGTATAGGTAACTCTTGGTGGTTCAGTTTTTGAGAGTGTACCATTAGCATTAAAAATTGCGTCAGCAAAGGATTCTTTATTTGAACCATTAGTGGCAGAGTCAGTTAACCTAAAATTAATTCTACCAGCTGGTATTTTTAAACCAGAGGCAGCAACTCTAAAATTAAACACCCCGGTTACAGAACCTTTTTGATCTGTAATAATATTTGTCTGATTCATTTCTCCTGAACCAAATGAGGATACAACGTTAGCAGTAGTATTAGAGCTGTAGCAGAGATCAGTAACATTGTACTCATTAAAAAATGCATACATTTTAGTATTAGGTTTTAATTTATTACCTGTAAATGTAATTGATATATCTCTTACATATGGAAACACAACACTGGTTGAACTACCAGATACGCTTGCTTCTGTTATAACAGCACCACCATCAATTGCTTTTACTTTATCAGTATTAGTCGGTGAATACCAAACTTGTTTCCAAGAATTCCAAATAGAACCGTAAGTTGCTTCACCCACGGAGTCAGGAATAAGAGTATCGTATGTACCGTTATCATCTCTATAAATCAATGGTTTTGTTGTTTGATCATACCAGGTATCGCCAGGAGGTGAAAGAGATAAAGAGCCTGCAAATGTAAAATTATCGTAGGGGTTAATACTTTCGGTACTACTAGAAACACTATTAACAATATACTCTTCATCACTGTAGTTTAACATGGCTATACGATTGTCTTTAACAACATAGCCCTGGGCCAGTCTTGCTGACTCAGAAAATTCAACTTCACTTAGTTTAATATTATTTTGAATAAAAGCCGGTCTTAATTCACCTTTTTCAAAATCCATAGATATATTATAATCTAAATTTCTAACATCTCCAATACCATGACCACGGAAAGATTCAACCACAAAACCGTTTTTAAATCTATCTAAACCAAAACTATCTTTTACTGAAAATACAGCTGTATCTAATTCAAGTAACGAAAGTGTGGTATAGTATTCTAAGTTCTTAATACGGTTTTCTAACTTACCAATATCCTTCATCGTGTAGCGTTTCTGATCTACAGGATAAAAAGTTGAGTCTTTATTAATATCAAAACCGTATGCAGGGTGTTCAATTACATATAATGACATTGCATCAGACGGTGCCTGTGGCTCAACAGGGTCAAGACTGCTGCTACCTTCTCTATATGTAATTTTACCATCACCAGTTAAATAAATTTTATCTATTCTTGGTAGGTAGTAAGAGTAGTCAGTAGAAAAATCATTAGCATAATCTAAAAATTCATTTCTAACTGCGCCAGTATTTTTAAAGTTAATACCATCATTAGAAATTCTTGGTCTCAAGTCCAAAGAGTCTCTTAAGTCATATGTGGTACCATTATCATTAAATACAGGAATATTTTCATAACTAGGATACGATTCAACGCTGAAGTAATCTCCAGCGCCATGGGTATAATAGTTATAATTAATTTGAATAGGTCCCGTTGGAGTAGGCTTACCGGGCTTTAATTTAATCTTTGATATACCATAATACGTTGGTGTCTGTCCAGTTTCTAATGTATAGTAATCAGAAACATCAAACGCATTACTTTCATTGTATGCTGTACCAAATACATTGGCTGACATCTTAACGTTGGCTACTTGATATACGTCTGCAACACCTAGTGAAACAACTGTAGCTTGGCAGTCAGTACTAGTAGTATAACTTACTGAACTGGCGGTAGTTGTTTTTGTTTTAGCAGTAGGGTTAGTTTTAATAATAGTTGTATAAATTAAAACGTCTTCGTTATTCAAACCATAGCTACTTAAATTAACACTAATGTTTCTATTTACAGGTGAATCTGTAAACGAGAAGTTACCTGATGCAATTCGATATATCTTACCGGCGTTACCACCACTAACAACAACGGCAAAGTAATCAGTATCGGTTCTTGAGGCAAACGTAGAGCCTACTGCGGTAGAGCATGCAATAATACCACTAGACAGTGTACCGTAGAACACTCTTCTGGTACGAATTGTAATGTCACTTAGTTCCCTAATCACTTTATTAGGCATTGGGAAGATATATGTTGAAAGACTATTATCAATAAGGACTGCTTGATCACGGGTAGCATTTACCCCAGATACATTAGCTAAAGGATAATTTCTATCTATAGTTAAAGCATTATTTGTAGTAACTGAAGCAATACGATAAGAATTAGAAGTATCAGAACTAAACTTAACATAGTCGCCTACTTTAAGATCAGTAGTGAATACAGAGTTTACACCTGTAACAGAAGTACTAGCGTTTGTAAGAGTTACAGAACCTGTAATAACCGTATTAGTAGAAGGTACAACGTTAGCGGTGAATGCAGTCGACACATAGCCAGTATCAGATACGCTCACATGAAAGAGTTGCTTTACATCGCGCTCAAATGTATAACCGGATGCCATATTAACATCAAACAAAAACGCATTGAACGTTGATGTTGATAACATTGCATTACTTGCTGTAGATTCAAAGCCTCTGATTTTAGCATTACCTACCAATACACCTGCAGCCGAACCCGGGGTTGCAGTATATTGATTATAAAGATTTACATCAATAAGATTAGATGTAAAGTTAGGAATTGAATAAGGGTTAATTACTTCAACATAATTACCTATAGGTGTTCTAACTACTGCATTTGTGACATTAGCTGTATCCCTAGGTTTGGCAAAAGCCAGATACCTATTAGATATAGTTTCGACTTCATAACCTTTGACGTAACTCTTACCAGGTGACAAAACAGCGAATGCAAGATTTACGTTAGCACCTTCATTACCATTAAGAAACCCGTCTGGATTATCTACAGTTTTTGCGTGCTCAATAAATTTAAGATTAAATGGCTTGACGGTATAGTCACCCGACTCATCATAAGTACGACGTGCTAATTCATCTTGCAGAACATTATAGCCTGGTTTATCTACAATTTCAACAGTAGTTCCGTTTACAACTCTAAGTAATTCAATAAAATTATCTGACGTTGTCGTATTGGAAAGAGCCCGTTTATTTAAAATAAGTTCTATTTTATATCTATCTGCACCTGGTGCAAAATAGTTAAATGTACTAATAGCGGGATCAAGTAGAGTCTCATCATCTTCACTATTTTGAATAGTTTCGGATACCTCTAGTCCAATTTTATAATTAGAGTTAGATACGTATTTGTCAAGAATAATATTATTGGCAAAGACTTTTACAAAATTATCTTTTACAAAATACACCCCATCACTGATACTTGCACCCAGGCATTTACCAGTAGATGATACAGTAGCACTATATGCAGTCCCTGTATCACTAGTTACAATATCTTCTGCTGCAGTAAAAGCAGTAGCAGTTCTACTGGTACCAGAATCTAAATACTTAACAAAGATGGTAGGAGGGTCGATTACTGTGGCAGGTTCTACATTAATTACTTTTGCTCTAACACCAGATGTTTGACCAATCATCTCTCTACCAAGATAATTAGCAACATCAATATCAGTTGTGTTAAATGTAGATACTAACTTTACATAATTAACATTTTTGTCAAATTTAATATTGCCCGGTATAACCATGGAACCAGGCTTAAATACATGATTACCAAATCTTGAAACTTGTTGTTGAAGTATAGTTTGAAGTTGGTTTAGTTCTCTTGCCTGAACAGCCACACCAGGTTTAAAGAGAATACGGTGAAACCCTTTAGCTTCACTATAGTCGTCATAATACGGATCGGTGTTAAAATTAATCGCCATCTCTTACCTGTTATAATTTGATTACTGTTCTTAGTGTAACTAATTGTTGTTCGCTGTAGCTAACTGATGTTCTATTATCAATGTACAACAAGTCACCGCTAAATTTATTTATCGTGGGGGAAATTGTCAGATCTGTAATGGCATAGTCTAAATCTGAAGTTTCATCTGTCAATACATCACCTGTACTTACATCGTGATTGTTTTTGTTCTGAACTAGTATCTGATTGCTAGAAGGTACTATTTCAACGACTTCAAAATATCGTTTTGAACCACCAGCTTCATGTGCCAAAACAGTATCCCGTTCGAGCCCTACAATTGTATCTAGCGTAACTAAATAACATGCACTACCAATAACATTGGCAAATGCTCGCTCATTACCATATTGTTTTAAATCTTTAATAATACCAAACTGTCTGTAATCATTCTTTACATCAACACCTAGGTTCTTTTCATTATTTATTGTAGAGGTAAACATTAAAGTATCAGCAAACAGTTCGCTGACTGGATCACTACCATGACCTCTATAAGGAGAAATAATAGCTGATGCATTAGCATTAGCCCCGTCCCCTGTTATAGTTACATTTGCATAGGTATATCCTGAACCAGGGGTCAGTACAGAGATATAACTAATTGTGTTATTAACTATAACAGCATTACCGGAAAAACTTACCCCGTCTCCAGACACTGTAACGTTAGCATAGGAATAACCGTTACCAACATTACCAACTCTGAATGCATGAATACCACCATCTACAGCAGAAAGTTCTACAACTGTCTGTAAGGTATCAATATCATCTACTGATAGATTAGCGAATAGATTAGCACTCGTACCTGTCGCGCTTGCAACTGTTAAGTTTAAATACGAGTAACCGTTCCCACGGTTTTCAATTATAACATCTTCAATTTGACCGGCAGTATTAACAAAGGGGGTAGCAACAAAGCCTGTACCATCACCAATTGCTGAAATAGTTGTTTGAACGTTAGAGCTGTATTTGGTACCTTCGTCTTCAATTAAAACAGAATGAATTGTACCGTTACGTAATACAGGTGTTAAAATAGCAGAGGTTGCAAAGAACAAGTTAGCAGTTGCATTAGAAGTAGGCTGACTGTTACCAGTTGTACTGATAGAAATTGTAGTATTTGCTCGAGCACCGGTTGTATAACCCGTACCTTTATTAGTCAACACAACATCTACTAATGCATTGCTACTGAATATTAAATTAGCAAAAGCATTCGATGAAGGCTGTATAAGACCTGATGTAGTTATAGTTGCTGTAGTATTAGCAATAGCAGCTGCACTATAACCTGTACCGGCGCTGAATATTCTTACATTACTGATACTGTTAAGAAGACTTGTCCCTGTACCACCACCGTCATTAATGGTAATAGTTGCTGTTTTGTAATTAGCGCCAGCATCTTTAATTCTTACATCAATAAACTCTCCTGCAGTATTAAACACTGGTGTTAAATTAGCAATTGAATTACCCGTACCACCTAAGAACTGCCCTGTGACAGTTAAAGTAACATTATCGTTACCTCTATAGCCTGACCCGGCATTGTTAATTGTAATACTGCTTACTTCACCTTCTGAGTAATAGGCGTTTGTCACCGCTCTCTGCACCGGCATAAAATCGGATGTTAGAAATCGATTTTGTGAAGAAAGAGGGATGGTATAAAGATACTTCCAAACATAACCGTCAGCTGTAGTGATTGTAGTAATGTCTTGGCCCGAGGGCTCAACTGTTGATACAGCGTTGTTGTTATTAAATATACATTTATATACACCAAACGAGCTTGTCAATACATAGAAGTTAGCTGTCTTAATACTTGTAGCGCCAGAATAGGCTGTAAAAGTACTACTGTAATTACCATCAAATTGATCATATACTGTACCCGTAGTCCAGTTTTTTCTTGGAACTACATAGGAAACGTCTCTTAAATTAATCTTCTTAACACTAAGAATACCATTACGCGTCTTGTATTCATAGTCCTGCGTAACTTCGGGGGTTTCCGGGGTCTGTGGACTGGCCCACTCAATTATATTACCAATAAAATAGTAATAGTTCGCTCTTCGCGATAAAAATTCATTATAAACACTATCCACCAACGAACGGTGAATAGTATCTTTTAAGAGAAAAGACATATTATGCTACAGTAACGTTCCAAGTAATAACCACTGTATCACCAGCAGCCTTGGTTACAACACC